ACAGACCTCACGTTATCTTCATTGACGAAACAGGGCTTGGTGGCCCTATCGCTGACCGGCTAAAGCAGCTTGGATACCATGTTATCGGTGTCAATTTTGGAGCAAAAGCTACCAACGAGAAGCTTTATAACAACCGGGCTTCAGAGATGTGGGCCAAGATGCGACAGTGGCTGTTCGATGGTGGCTGCATTAAAGAGAATGCAGAGTTGGAAGCAGACCTGACCAACAGAATGTATGACCACAATGACCGCAACCAACTGGTCCTTGAGCGTAAGAAAGACATGAAGAAGCGTGGGCTATCATCACCCGATTGGGCTGACGCGCTTGGGCTAACCTTTGCAGCACCTGTTCCACCACTTGAACTAGACGAGCGTGGCCTACCAATGGGGTCAAGCATTTACCATTATGAAAGAAAGCAGCGGGAATACGATCCGCTAGGAGATTATTGATGGGATGGCGCAAAACACCTGAAGAGAAAGCTGCAAAGGCTAAGGCAAGAGCCGAAAAGAAAGCTAAAGACAAAGCAGCTAAAGCTGAAAAGGCTAAAGCTAAGGCCGAGGCTAAAGCTAAAGACAAAGCAGCTAAAGCTAAAGCTAAAGCTGAAAAGGCTGCAAGGGATAAAGCCGACAAGGCTGCAAAGGCTAAAGCCAAGGCTGACAAAGCAGCAAAGGATAAGGCCGCAAAAGCAGCCAAGGATAAAGCCAAGGCCGAGGCTAAAGCTAAAGACAAAGCAGCCAAGGATAAAGCTAAAGCTGAAAAGGCTGCAAAGGACAAGGCTGACAAAGCTGCCAAGGATAAAGCTAAACAGAAAGCTAGAGAAGAGAAAAAGAAAGCTGATAAAGCTAAAGCTGAAGCTAAAGCTAAGGCCAAAGCTGAAAAGGCTGCAAAGGATAAAGCTGACAAGGCTGCAAAGGACAAAGCTAAAGCTGAAAAGGCTGCAAAGGATAAGGCCGACAAAGCAGCCAAGGACAAGGCTAAGGCTGAGGCTAAAGCTAAAGACAAGGCGGCAAAGGATAAGGCTAAGGCTGAGAAGGATAAAGCTAAGGCTGAAGAGAAGGCGGCAAAGCAGAAGGCTAGAGAAGAGAAAAAGAAAGCCAAAGAAGCTGCAAAGATTGAGAAAGATTTCCAGAAAGAAATGAAAAAGCAGGAGGCGCGCGGCGGTGCTGATAAGAACCGTGCCGGTGATAAGATAATCGAGGCTGACAAAAAGGCTGCTGAGTTGAAGAAGGCACGCTTGGAAAGAGAAGCCAAAGCAGCAGAGGCCAAGAAGAAGGAAGATATAAGAGCAGAGAAAAGGAAGAAGAATCAAGAGGCTATGGACCGCAAAGCTGCCCAAGAAGAGGCCAAAGCCAAGGCAGACGAAAAGCGGGCTGCAGATGCTAAGGTAGCCGAAGAGAAGCGAAAGGCAGAAGATGCCAAGCTATCAAGAGCTAAGCAGGAAGCCAAGGCCAGGAATGAAGCTGCAGCGAAGAAAGTGGCAGATGAGCGTAAGGCTAAAGACGAAGCAAACGCCAAGATGATTGCTGACAAAAAGAAGGCCAAGGAAGCCGATGACGCAGCAAAGAACGAGAAGAAGGTTGCCGCTGAGAGAGCAGCCAAAGCCAAAGCCGACAAGCAGGCAAGGGATGAAGCCAAAGCTGCAGCCGATGCTAAACAATCCAGAGATGCAGATGCGGCCGCAGCTAAACAGAAGGAAGCTGACGAAGCCCTCTCTGTAAGAGAGATGGACGCTAAAGCTGCAAAGGAAGCTGCAGCTAAGAAAGCAGCCGATGAGCAGAAAGCAAAAGACAAAGCTAATGCCGATAAGATCCTAGCTGACAAAAAAGCTAAGGCCGATAGGAAAGAAAAGGACGATAAGCAAGCGGATAGGCGCAATGCTCGATTGGAAGAAGAAGATGAGCAGATGGACACGGATATTGCCGATGCTGACCAAGCCGAGAAAGACTTGGCAAAAGAGCGAGAGAATGAATCTTGGTTGGCTAGAAAGCTGCGTGAACGTAAAGAGCGGAAGTTAGCAGAAGAAGCAGAAGAAACCAGAAGGATTGATGCAGAGAACGCAAAGAAGATCTTAGAAGAGAACAAGCGAAATGCTGCACGGGCTGCCCAAGAAGATGCTGCAAGGGATGGCGATGTTGGCAATACCTTCGGTGGTGGCCTTGGGATGGAATTAAACGATCCAGACGAGCAAAGAAGGATTGACCAAGAGAATGCAGATAAGATCTTAGCAGAGAATAAGCGGTTGGCAGCCCTAGCTGCTCAAGAAAATGCAGCCCTGGACGGGAAGGTGATTGACGATCCCTACGATAATGGCCTTGGCAGCATCGATCCTGAGAACCCAGATGTGAAAGCTGAGCGCGATAGGGCTAGAGAGCAGAACCGAGAAGACAAGCACAGACGAGACGAGGAGACGATGGCTGACATCGAGGATCCGTTTAGAGAGGATAAGGATAAGGACCCTTGGGACGAAAAAGACCCGGTGAAAGATCCTGTGAAAGATCCGATTAAGGATAAGGATAAGGATAAGGATCCAGAGCCAACGCCTGAGCCAATCGGAGAGGTTAACACCAATCCAGTGCAGTGGGCAGACCGGTTCAACATCGATGAGATCAAGCGCAGGATCTCAGAAAAGCGCAAGAAGTCTCTGGGTGGCACGTTGCACACAGAGTCTCAGCGAGGTGTGAAGGGCAAGGCAAATGGCAAAGGCAAGGCAGTGGCAACGGGCGGCGAAGCAAAAGGCAAAGGCGGCCCCAAGGCTGCAGAGAAGCCAACCAATGCAGCTAAGAAGTCTGCCAATGTTTCGGCCCAAGTTAAGAAGAGGATCCTTGGGGTGTCCAAGAGATAGTGATACTAGAAGTAACACAGGTAACAATGCTATAATGTGTGTTACTTCTGGTGACAAATAAATTACTCTACGAGAAAACACATGGCATCACCAATCAAGGTTTCATCATATCGTAAGCGTATTGAGTCATTGAAGTCGGAGAGATCTGATTTTGTACCCCTATGGCGCGAACTGTCTGACCACCACCTTGCCCACCGGGGCAGGTTCCTTGTTACTGATCGTAACAAAGGTAAGAAGCGCAACACAAAACAACTGAACAACACATCACGCTTGGCAAACCGCACAATGGCAGCAGGGATGATGGCAGGCATCACAAGTCCTGCGCGCCCCTGGTTCCGGCTATCAATGCCTGACCGCAAGCTGATGGAGTACAGCCCGGTCAAGACTTGGCTAATGCAGGTCGAAGGTTTGATGCGTGAGGTTTACAATAAATCCAATCTATACAACAGCTTACACACGATCTACTCCGAGTTAGGCACCTTTGGCATTGCAAGCCTTGGCGTGTTCTCTGACTTCAATACCGTTATCCGGTTCAAGCCACACACAGTCGGAAGCTATATGATAGCAACCGATGGACTCGACAAGGTCGACACATGGGCGCGTGAGTACCAGATGACGGTGGGGCAACTGGTAAAACAGTTTGGCAAGGAGGCTGTATCGTTGTCTGTAAGGCAGCGTTGGGAGTCTGGCGACACAGAGGGTTGGGTATCAGTATGTCATGTCATTGAGCCAAACGATGACCGGGACAGTCAGTCTCCTTTGGCTATCGATAAGAAATTCCGATCAATTTATTTTGAAGAAGACAGCAAGGGCGCAGATGCACAGGTATTACATCAGTCAGGTTTTGATTCATTCCCAATACTCACGCCCAGATGGGATATTGCCGGTGAGGATATTTACGGTACGTCATGCCCAGGCATGGACGCTCTTGGAGATGTTAAAGGCCTTCAAGAAGCCGTTAGAAAATATGCAATGGCTGTTGATTCGCAGATAGATCCTGCGGTCCAAGTTCCGACATCGCTACGAAACCACGGGCGAATCCTCCCTGGTGATCGGGTGCCACATGATGGGCCAACCAAGATCGAGGCAATCCATTCTGTGAATCCAAACTTGCAGGCCATGCAAGGCTATATAACCAACATAGAACAGCGTATTAGCCGCACCTGGTATGAAGACCTGTTCTTGATGTTAGCAAACTCTAATCGCTCTCAGATCACAGCACGCGAGGTCGCAGAGCGTCATGAAGAGAAGCTGTTGATGCTTGGTCCAGTTTTGGAGCGCTTGCACAACGAACTCTTGGACCCACTGATCAATCGCACTTTCGACATCATGCAAGAAGCAGGCATACTTCCACCGGCACCACCGGAGTTGCAGGGCATAGACCTGCGTGTTGAGTACATATCAGTATTGGCACAAGCGCAGCGCATGGTTGCAACGTCAGGCGTTGAACAGTTGGCAGGCTTCGTTGGGCAGCTTTCGCAGATCTGGCCTGAAGTTCGTCACAAGTTTGATCCTGCACAGGCCATCGATGACTATGCCGCAGCATTGGGCACAGCACCTGACATTGTGAAGGCTGACGATGAGTATGAAGAAGCGCTTGAGTCAGAAGCACAGCAAGCAGCAGAAGCGAGCAAGGCCGAACAGACCATGCAGGGAATCCAGGCGGCACAGCAGTTAGCACGAACGCCTATCGATGAGAACAGCGGATTGGCTGAAGTAGCGAGGATGACGGAAGGTGGCTCAGTTTAATAACGAACAACTTAGTTTAGACATAGGCGCTGTGATGTCCACGAAAAGTGGACGCAGGGCCGTGGCTTATGTGCTGTCACTATGTGGGATGGACATCAGTTCATTCAATGGGCAGTCGAACCACACCATTTACAGAGAGGGGCGCAGAGCAGTTGGCTTGGATTTAAAAAACAAATTAACTGAGGTCGCGCCCGAATCTTACTTAGCAATGATAAAAGAGGAACATAACGATGTCTGAAGAATTTGACAATACCCCAGACGACCTGGAAGTCGAAGTATCAGAGGTCCAAGAACCAGAAGAGTCAGACGTTGAAACCAGTGATTATGACGCTGATGATACTGATGACGATGATGGCGATGTGACGAACCCCGAAGAAGACGAAGCCGATGAGTATGCCAATTTGGATGTACCGGAAGGAGCAGTCGAAGATGAGTATTTTGAACTCGCAGAATCTCTCAAGCCCTTATTTGAAGATATGGGTCTGAGCAGAGAAGAGGCAAAACAACTCACAGACTACGAATACGCTGCATCAGAGGCTAAAGCTAAAGCCCAATCGGAATCGTGGTCGGCACAAGTAGAAGAGTGGCGCGAAGAACTGATGGCTGACAAGAAACTCGGTGGTGACCACTGGGAAGAGTCAGTTGGTACAGTGAAGATGGCACTCGACAAGTTGGGAACCCCGGATCTTGAGAAGATATTCGATACAACCGGGATGCTCCAACAACCTGAAGTGTTCCGGTTTCTGCACAAGATCGGAAAGCTGACTAAAGAAGATTCACCTGGTCAGCTAGGCGGATCGGTAGAAGACCCTATGGACGCAGTGTCGATCATGTATCCGAACAATTAAATAAACTTTTTGAGGTAATAACTCATGGCAACATTAGGAAACAGCTATTTTGATCTAATCGATCTCTACAAGCTAAAAGACAAAAAAGGCGACATCGCACCAGTGATTGAGATCTTGGCTCAGTCAAACCCAATCTTGGACGATGCCATTGCTGTTGAATGTAACAGCGGAACAGAACACCTACATACTGTACGCAGCGGTCTGCCAACAGTAGCTTGGGGTAAGCTTTACAAAGGTATTCCAAACGACAAGAGCAAGACGGTTCAGGTAACTGACACCACTGGCTTTGTTGAAGGCTTATCTACTGTAGACGAGCGCTTGCTTGCTTTGTCAGGTAACTCTGGCGCAGTACGCTTGGGCGAGGCTAAAGCATATCTTGAGTCTATGTCTCAGACTATGGCAAGCGCCATTTTCTACAGCAACTCAGCAGCAGACCCAGAGCAGTTCATGGGCTTGTCTCCACGTTTCAACTCTTTGTCTGCCACCAACGGTGGCCAGATTGTTGATGCCGGTGGCGCAAGTACTGACAACACCTCTATTTGGTTCGTTAGTTGGGGCGACAACCAATGCCAACTGCTGTATCCAAAGGGCACACAAGCAGGCGTTAAGCGACAGGACATGGGCAAGCAGC